CACCCCACAACCTGAGGAGAACACAATGGCACGCGCACAAGGAGCGCGGGCGCAGATGGCGCTCGCCTACGAATCCGTCTACGGCACGCCGCCCGCGAGCGGTTATTTCAAGATGCCCTTCGCCAGCTCGACGCTTGGCGCGGAGCAACCTCTGCTCGAGTCCGAGCTGCTCGGCTACGGCCGGGATCCACTCGCGCCGATCAAGGAAGCGTTGACCAGCGATGGCGACGTGGTGGTCCCAATTGATGCGATCGGCTTTGGCTATTGGCTGAAGGCCACCTTTGGCGATCCGACCACGACCGGCGCGGAGGCTCCCTACACTCACGAATTCCGCTCGGGCAGCTGGACCCTTCCAAGCCTCGCCATCGAGATCGGCATGCCGGAGGTGCCGCGCTTTGCGATGTACGCGGGCTGCGTGGTGGACCAGTTGTCCTGGCAGATGACGCGCTCCGGCCTACTGACTGCCTCCGTCAGCCTCATTGCTCAGGGCGAGACCCCGGCAGCAGCCACGGGCGCGGGCACGCCGACCGAGATCGCGCTGCAGCGGTTTGGCCACTTCAACGGGGCGATCAAGCGCGATGGCGTAGCACTTGGCAACGTGGTCTCGACCCAGATTACCTATGGCAACAATCTGGACCGTATCGAGACGATCCGCGCCGACGGCAAGATCGACGGGGCCGATCCCTCCATGGCGATGCTCTCAGGCAGCATGGAGGTCCGCTTTGCCGATACCACGCTGATGGACCAGGCGATCAACGGCACGACCTGCGCGCTTGAGTTCGCCTACACCCTGCCCACCGGCGAGAGCCTGACCTTCACCGCGCATTCCGTTTACCTCCCGCGTCCGCGCGTCGAGATCGGCGGGCCGCAGGGCGTGCAGGCCACGTTTGATTGGCAGGCCGCCAAAGACGCTGCCCTGGGGCGCATGTGCACCGTAACGCTCATCAACGATGTGGAGACCTATTGATCATGCTCAAGCTTGACCTCTCGACCGACCCCCGCTGGCTCGATCTCGCCCCCGGCGTCCGCGTGAGCCTGCTCCCGCTCACCACAGCGCTGATGGTGACCACCCGAAACGATCCCAGCATCGAAGCCCTTCCCGAGGACGCGACAAACGAGGACCGCGCGCTGGTCTTTGCCAAAGCGCTGGGCCGACGCGCCGTGGTGGAATGGGAGGGCGTGGGCGATATGGACGGCAACGTTCTGGACCTAACGCCCGAAGGTGTCGACGCCTTGCTCGACATCTATCCGATCTTCGAGGCCTTCCAGGCGGGTTACGTCGCCAAAGCACTGGTATTGGATCAGGAAAAAAACGTCTCCGCGCCCTTGCCGACTGGCACTTCAGCGGGGGCGATCGATACTGCGAGGCTTGCGAAGCCCTCGAGGCTTACGAAGCCCGCGAGGCCTGCAAAGTCCCGTGCCCGGAGTGCCCAGCCAAAATAAACCGCCCGCTTACCTTCGAGGGCGCGCAGGTCTGGGACCTGGTCGGACGGCTGGGTGGCCAGCTGCGGGCAACGCAGAAGACCATCCTTGGCTGGGACATGGGTGCTGCGCTCGCAATGGCGCGTGCCCTTGGCATTAACGGCCTCGTGGCGATGGAACTGCTGCCCGAGATCGAAGCCATCATGGTCAAACGCGTGAACGAACAGATTGGAGCCCAGGATGGCCGATAAACGTGTCTTCGTGCGCCTCGCTGCTGTTGGCGGACGACAGGTCAAGGCGGAACTGACCGGCATTGGCGACGCCGGGGCCCGTGGCCTCGGTCGGCTGTCGCGCGAGGTCGATGTGGCCAACGCACGCCTTGCCGCCTTCACGCGCCGGGCCACGATTGCAGCGGCGGCCGCAGGTGCAGCTGTGGTGGCAGCCGGTGCTGCGATGATCCGCTCCGGACTGCAAACCATTGACGAGACCGCCAAGCTGGCGCAGTCGCTGGATACCACCGTCGAAAGCTTGCAGGTGCTGGAGCGTGCCGCTGACCTCTCGGGCGTCTCCATGGGCAATGTCGAGCAGGCAACGGTGCAGCTGACACGACGGTTAAGCCAGGCGGCTGCTGGTGCGGGTCCTGCCGTCGATGCGCTTGACCGCCTTGGTCTGTCGGTCAGCGAGTTGCAAAACCTGCCGCTCGATCAGCGCATCGCTTTGATCCAGGACCGGCTGGCGGAGTTCGTGCCGGAGGCCGAGCGCGCTGCTGTCGCCTCCCAGCTCTTTGGCGATCGCGCAGCCCTCGTGTTTACGCGGATCGATACCGCCACGCTGCGTCAGGCCACCGCCGATGTGAATGATTTTGGCATCGTGGTCTCCGAGCAGGACGTGGACCAAATCGAGCGCACGAATGATGCGATCTCCCGCCTCGGTCTGATCTGGCGCGGCGTCTCAAACCAGCTGGCGGTCGCTGCCGCACCCGCGCTTGAAGCAGTGGCAGATGCGCTGGCGGCCATGGCGCGCACAACCGGTCCTCTTGGAAGCGCCATTCAGGGTCTGTTTGAGAACATTGGCCGACTGACCACATTTGCGGTGACCTTCGCGGGCGTGATGGCAGGCCGGTGGGTGGCGGGGCTCGTGGCCGCGACCTTCTCGGTCAGTGGGCTGGTGACGGGTCTGGTCTTTCTGCGCGCAGCGCTGATCCGCACCGGCATCGGTGCGCTAATCGTGGGCGCAGGCGAGCTGGTCTATCAGTTCACGCGGCTGGTTTCTGGCGCGGGCGGGTTCGGCAACGCGCTGGACCTGCTCAAGGACGTGGCGGTTGAGGTCTGGGACCGGGTATCGCTCAGCGCGGATGCGGCTTGGGCGCGCGTGGAAGCCGGATGGGCCACGGCGCAGGCTGGTATTTATGACGGTCTGCAAGATGCAACAGCGGCGGTGGTCGGCTGGGCAAACAGTACCGTCAACACCTTCGAGGGCACGTTTTTGGCGGTGCAGGCCATCTGGGGCGCGCTGCCGGATGTGTTTGAGCGCGTTGGTGCGCTTGCAATCAATGGCCTAGTCGAGGTGATGGAGACCGGCATTGCGGGCATTACCGAGGCGGTCAACGGCGTATTGACCCTTGGCGGTCTGCGTCCCGAATGGGCCATCGCAGCCCCTGATCTCTCGGAATGGAAGTCTGCGGTCCCGGAAGCCGTCAACCTGGGAGAGCGTGCGCGGGAGGCCTACGACAGCGCCTTCTCGGACAATCCCTTCCAGGTGCCTGAGCTCTTTGGCGGTATGGCAGATGATGCGCGCGGTCGGGCAGCAGGCTATTCCGAGGCGGCAGGCATGCTCACGGACGCAGCGTCCCGTCCCATGACGGCCTGGCAGGCGCTGAAGGATGCCATTTCTGGTGCGGGCGATGAAGGCACGGCGGCGCTCGAAAGTGCCGCGACCTCGGCGGACCGGTTTAACGATGCGCTGGAGGAGACCGAGGATCAGGCAGGCCGCGCAGGTGGTGCTGCAAAGCAGGCGGGTGCCGACGCAGCTGAAGGTGCCGAGGCAGCAGCCACTGGCTGGCAGGCGGTTGTGAATGCGGTCAGCGAATATGCCGACAAAGCCCGCGATGTGGGCGCGGACATCGGCAACGTGCTCGTGAGCGCGTTTCAAAGTGCGGAAGACGCGATCGGCAACTTCGTCAAGACCGGCAAGCTTGATTTCAAAGGCTTGGTCACCTCAATGATCGCGGACCTTGCCAAGCTCGGGGCGCGCAAGTTTATCCTCGGGCCCATCGCCAATGCACTCTCCGGCGCGCTCGGAAATCTCGGCGGCATGTTTGCCGGTGTGTTCCACCAGGGCGGTATGGTCGGTGGTCCTGCGCCCTCGCGCATGGTCCCGGCCATGGCTTTCGCCAACGCGCCGCGCCTGCATAACGGCGGCTGGGCCGGGCTCAAATCCGACGAGGTCCCGGCGATCCTGCAGCGTGGCGAGCGCGTACTGAACCGCCGGGAAGCCCAAAGCTACAGCGGCGCGGGTGGGCCGCGCGAAAGCGCCCCCGTCGTCAATATATCGATCCAGACCCGCGACGCCGAGAGCTTCCGCCAATCGCGCACGCAGGTCGCAGCCGATATCTCGCGCGCGGTCTCCATGGGCCGGAGGGGCATGTAATGGCGTTTCACGAGGTGCAGTTCCCCGACAACATCAGCCGCGGTGCACGCGGCGGACCGCAGCGGCGCACGCAGATTGTTGAGCTGGCATCGGGCCGTGAGGAGCGCAACGCCAGCTGGTCCGCCTCGCGCCGCCGCTACGATGTCAGCTACGGCATTCGCCGCGTGGATGATCTGCACGCGGTGGTCGCGTTCTTCGAGGCGCGGCTGGGGCGGCTCTACGGGTTTCGGTTCAAGGACTGGGCCGATTACAAGTCCTGCCCGCCCTCAAAAGGTGTGTCCGAGATGGACCAGGTGATCGGCACCGGGGATGGCGAGACCACAGAGTTCGCGCTGACCAAGGCCTACGGCACCGCGCCGCACATCTATCAGCGCCGCATAGAAAAGCCGGTGGCCGACACAGTTCGCGTCGCGCTGGGCGGAGCAGAGCAGTTCAATGGCTGGTCCATCGATAATGACACCGGGATCGTCA